ATTCAACTAATGCATCTAAAGATATGCATTTTTATTATATTAAAAGAATACAAGACGCAGGAATTTATACAAACGCAGGTGATATACCATTTAGATTTGTACCTTGTATGGTTTCAGGTTTAGCGTTTTATCTTGCACAAAAATATCAACCACAGTTAGTTCAACAAATGAAATTATATTATGAAGATGAACTAGCTAGAGCATTAGCAGAGGATGGATCAGCTTCTAGTACATATATTACACCTAAAGCTTATTACCCAGGAACATAATGGCAAAATACGCATCAGGAAAAAGATCAATAGCAATTTCAGATAGATCTGGAATGCAATTTCCATATACAGAAATGGTTAGAGAATGGAATGGTGCGTTAGTGCATGTTTCAGAATTTGAACCTAAACAACCACAATTAGAACCAAAACCTATTTCAGCAGACGGTGTTGCATTAAGAAATGTTAGATCAGGAAGAACAGAACCACCTGTTGCAATGCTTTTACCAAATAATCCTTTTACAATAACAAATGGAAGTTCTACTTTAACAGTAAGTTTACTTAATCACAAATTAGAAGTTGGAGATTTTGTTTTATTCTATAATCCAGCTAGCACTGATGCTGCTCAAAGTTTTGGTTTAGGAAGTAATCTTTTTCCAATATTTGCAATATCAGATGCAATAACGGCATCAGCAACAACAGGAACATTTGATGCTAATACTAATTTTCCTGCAACAGGTTTTTATTTTATACAAAGCGCAACTTCACCAAGTTCAACAAATCCAGATTATGTTCCTGTTATTCAAAGAGAAGTTATAAAATATACAGGAAAATCTGGAGGACAAACTTTGACAGGATTGTCAAGAGGAACTAATGCACCTTTCAGAGGTACAACACCAGAAAGCACAACAGCAACCGCACACACTGCTAGTTTAGTTTTTCCAGGATTAGAAATACAATCTGTAACAACTAGAACTGAAAATACTGGAGCTATGCCAACTACAAAAACTGTTAATACAGGGTTTACTGTAACCTTGCCTTATAATGCTGTAGGTAATATAGTAGGTGGTGGAGAAAATATATATGTTAGTCCAATGTTAAGGGGGATAGTATAAAATGATTAAAAAAATTAAAAATTTTATTTGTAAATTATTAGGTATTAAACAATGTGCGTGTCCAGAAGATATGGATCCGCATGAAGAATTAATGTTACATGTGCCAAAACCAGAAATTCCAATTCACAAAGAAAAACCTACACATTGTCCAAGGCATCTATATTTTAGAAAAAGCTGTCCTGGATGTCAGGAGCTACTAGTATAATGTCAGGATTAAGTGCATCAGGATTAAAAACACAAATTAGAAATTACACTGAAACAGACTCTAATGTATTAACTGATTCTATTTTAGAAAATATAATTTTAAACGCACAATATAGAATTATGCGCGATGTTCCAATAGATGCTGATAGAAAACAACAAAGTGGTAATTTAGTTATAGGACAAGAAACTATTAATGCACCAGCTGGTGCATTGTTTATTAGAGGTATTCAAGTCTATGATTCAACAACAGCTATAACTGGTGCAAATGTTTGGTTAGAAAAGAAAGATGTAACATATTTACAAGAATATATATCATCAACAGAAACTGCAAAAAGAGGCCAGCCTAAGTATTATGCTATGTTTGGTGGTGCTACAGGTAATACTGATACTACTTCAGGACGTATGATTTTTGCTCCTGTGCCTGATGCAACTTATAAATATAGGGTTCATTTTAACAAAATGGTTGGTATTTTAGAGGGAACTAATACTAATTATCTTAGTCTTAACTTTCCAAATGGGTTGTTATATTGTTGTTTATCAGAAGCATATGGTTTTTTAAAAGGTCCGATAGATATGTTGACTTTATATGAAAATAAATATAAACAAGAAGCACAGAAGTTTGCTAACGAGCAAGTTGGTAGAAGACGAAGAGATGACTACACTGACGGCGCTGTTCGAATACCAATTAACTCAGCAAACCCATAGGAGATAAATTATGGCAATAACATCGGCAATTTGTACAAGTTTCAAAGTTGAAATTTTAAAAGCTGTTCACAATTTTACAGCTTCCTCTGGGAATACTTTCAATCTCGCTTTATATACAAGTTCAGCTTCGTTAGGAGCTAGTACAACAGCATACACAACTTCTAATGAAGTTAGTGGATCAGGATATACCGCAAAAGGAAATGCACTTACAAGTGTAACACCAGTCGCTGACAGCACAACTGCAGTTTGTGATTTTGCAGACACAAGTTTTACATCTGCATCTTTCACTGCAAGAGGCTGTTTAATTTTTAATGATTCAGCTTCAGGTGATCCAGCAGTTTGTGCCATTGATTTTGGTGGAGATAAAACTGTATCAAGCGGAACTTTTACAATTCAATTCCCCGCAGCGGCAGCATCAACAGCTATAGTTCGAATAGCATAGGAGGGTTAGAATGCCCGACGTTGCATCAGGATGGGGCCGATTAACCTACGGACAAGCTAATTGGGATCAAGCTAACTTAATAAAATTTGGTTGGGGTCGTTTATCTTGGGATGATAATGTCTATGGTGATGCCCCTGGAGCTTTATTAACTGGTATAGAAGCAACTGCATCTGTAGGACAATTAACAGCTTTTAATGAACAAGGTTGGGGACGTGACGCGTATGGTTTAGAATTTTGGGGAGAAAGCGCAGATCCTCACGTACAATTAACAGGTGTATCAGCATCTTTTTCTATTGGAACTCCTTTTGTAGAAATAAGACCTGGTTATGGTACTCTTGATTGGGGTGAAAATGGTTGGGGAACAGTTGAGTCTGCAATATTTATTCCTACAGGAGTTTCTTCAACAGCAAATATAGGTTCACCTACAATTGAAATAGGTGTTCCTCTTACAGGTGTTTCTTCTACTGCATCTGTGGGAACTGATGAAACAATTATATTATCACCAACAATTTTTCCTACAGGAGTTTCTGCAACATCAGCAGTAGGAACAATTATAAATGAAATAGGTGTTCCACTAACTGGTTTAACTTCAACATCAGCACAAGGTGCATTATCACCAGCTGATGTTATGGGTGTAACAGGTTTATCTGCTACATCTAACGTTGGTTCTCCTGACGTATCCGATGCTCAAATATTTGATATAAGCGGAGTAGTAGGAACCTCTGCCGTTGGTTCAACAACTGTTGCCGACATGGCTGTTGGATTAACAGGAGTATCTGCTTCCTTTAATGTTGGTTCTCTTGCCCCTGAAGATGTTATGGGTTTAACAGGAATATCTATGACTAGTTCTTTAAACGCTGCAGAAATAGGTATTCAAGCATATCAAGATATTGACACAGGTTCAAATACATCGTATACAGATGTTGCAACCGGTTCAAATACAAGTTATACTGACGTTGCATAGGAGATAAAATATGGCTTCAACATTTTCGCCTTTGGGCGTAGAATTAATGGCAACCGGTGAAAACGCTGGTACATGGGGTGCTAAAACAAATACTAATTTACAACTTGTAGAACAAATTTCAGGTGGGTTTACACAACAATCAATAGCAGGTGGTGCTGGAACTACAACTTTATCTGTTACAGATAATGGAACAGGAGATACTGCTGGACACAGAATGATAGAGTTTACTGGAACCATTTCAGGAAACAGAATTGTAACCATACCTTTAGATGTTCAAACTTTTTACATTTTAAGAAATTCAACTTCAGGAAGTCATACTGTACAATTTAAATATGTTACAGGTTCTGGAGATAGTTTTACCTTTGCAAGCACTGACAAAGGTGATAAAATGGTATTCGCTACAGCAAATGATGGAACTAATCCTGATATTGCAACTCTTGCAATTGGGACTGGTATAGCAAATGTTGTAGAGGACACTACACCACAATTAGGTGGAAATTTAGATGTTAATGGAAATAATATTGTTTCTACATCAAATGGTGCTATAAACATAGTTCCAAATGGAACTGGAGTAGTTAGTATTCAAGGATCGATGAATCCATCGGTTTCTGGAACTGGCAAATCAGTTGCTTTTGGATTTTAATAGGAGGACGCATGGCAAGTGAAGTATTTAAAGTTTCGTTAAACGCAGGAGTTACAAACTCAGAATCTGTGCTTATTAACGGAGTGAGTGGTCATACTTATGTTATCATGTCAATTGTAATTACTGAAACTGCTGGTGCCGACGAAACAGTAGATGTTTTTATTGATGATGGTGGTGGTGGTACAGACTACGAAGTTTTATCTGATCAAGCTGTTGGTGCTAATGAAACTTTTGTTTTTAATGA